GAGAAAAAAGAACGTACTGCTCTTGCTGGTGTTGCTATTTCTGGTACTGGTGGTCAGTTTACTTGTACTGCAACTACTCTAGCAGTTGGTGATCGTATTAGAATTACTGGTACACTAGGTGGAACTGGCACTATTACTAGTTATGCAACAGGAACTATCTATACTGTTTCTGCTGTTACTGGTACATCACCATCTGTCACTGGTTTTACACTAACCACTGAAGCTGATGTTGCTATTGTTACTACAGCTGGTACACCAACTGGTTTGACATATGCTCCATTTACACTCGTTCTAATTTCTGGCACTGGTAATAGTGCTCAGTACTTTGAACTTCAAGCAACTGCTGACCAAGCAACTGCTACTGCTGCACTAGGTGATGGTGCTGTTGGTGGTTCACAACATGCTGGTTGGGTTAAGCGTACTGTTGGTACTGGTGGTCGTGCTGGTCGTGTTCAGTATGAAACACTAGTTGCCATGGGTTCAATGACTGGTGACCAATCTGACGATATAGAGTTTAAAGATAGCTAATAAATACATAATGTAAAAGGGAGAGTTGTTCTCCCTTTCTTTTTTGAAGATAATATGGTTAGTGAAAAACTAAATGAAGGAAACTTTCTTGTATACGCAATGCATCACTACGATAATCCGCAGTGCCATAGCCTACAAGAATTTGAAGAAGACATAAAGAAGTTCTTATATCTTAAGAAGTTACTTTCCAGATATAAAAATTATGATGAACTGCGAGAGCGATTAATCCTCAATCACATTATTGTTCTTTATAACATCTTCGGTGATTCAGCAACAAGAATGCTGTTTCATAAAATTGACAAATCTTGTTGGGATGTATTAGTTACATTTCTAGTATACCTCGATAGAATGCCAGCAGAGTTACCAGAATACGGTATTATTTTGTCTGATATAGTCTTGGATGAAACGATTATATCAACACTTAGGAAAATTTAATGGCTCGCATAGTAGACAATTTAATTGCATATCGAGTTCTCAAAATGTTAGTCACTAACTTTGAGGACACAGAAGCATTCAAACTAGGTATCATTGATGCTAAGGGTAAGAATATCCGCAAAGCAAATACTCTTAGCACTGGCGAAGAAAGAGATGCATACACTTACTTGAATCGTTTAATCTTTAATGTAAAGAAAATTATCAATAGACTTCCAGGTGGTGAGAGCAAAATGAAATCATTGGTTGCTGCACTTTGGTTAGTTAAAGAACATTATCAATCAGGTAATCGTTCAACTGCAATGCTACAAGAAAAGTTTGACAATATCATGAAGATGTTGGATAATCGAGTGTCGCTCGTTGAGGAAGAGATTATCGTTAAGAAGTTTCTTGAAGAAGACGGTATTGCCAATGTCACTGGTGCAGCAGTATCTACCAATGAACCAAAGATTGGTCCAAAAGAAATTAAGAAATACAAAGCTGGTCAAGCATCCACTATCGCAGGAATGATTCGTCGTCCGAAACCAGTGGAGGTTTAATAATGTGGATGTTAGCGTTTTTCCCTGATGCATTCTTAGCATGGATAATTAATACTATCCTTATTGTTGGTGTTGTTGGATTTGCTGCATCTTTTTTCTTTGGTTATGTAGTTCGTTGGCTTCCAGCCATTGCACCTTATCACTTACTAATACAAGTGGTGAGTATTGTGCTTTTAGTTTCAGGTGTTTACTTTAAGGGTGGATACTCTGTTGAGATGGCATGGAGAGAAAGAGTTGCTGAACTCGAAGCCAAAGTCGCAATCGCTGAGCAAAAGTCTAAAGAAGTAAATGAAAAGATTGTCACTGTCTATAAGGACAGAGTCAAAGTTGTTAAAGAAACACAAATAGTTGTACAAGAAAAAATTAAGACAGTTGAAGTTAAAATTGATTCGCAGTGTAAGATAACTGATGAAACGGCTGATATTTTAAATCAAGCTGCAACAGGTAAGAAATGAAATCCTTTTTAGTTTTACCTATTGTTGTTTTATTATCGGGATGTCTGATTACGACACCTGTTAAGAGAAACTTTCCAGAAGTCCCAAAACAACTTATGGAAGCATGTCCTGACTTAAAGACTACAGATCCTACTGAAAAGTTAAGTGAAGTTTTGAAAGTCGTTGTGGACAACTACGGGCAATATCATGAATGCAAAATTAAAGTTGACACTTGGGTTGAGTGGTACAACACGCAGAAAAACATTTTTGAGAGCGTAAAATAAATGGAATCACCAGAAAGAATTGCTAAATTGGAAGCACAAATGGATGCCCTAAAGGAAGATGTTACAGAAGTTAAACATGACATCAAAGAGATTCACTCTCGTATCACTACTTCTAATAGAGAAATTGTTGATAAGATTGACGATATGCAAACTCGCATTGAACATAAGATGCAAGCGACATCACAAATATCTCAACAGCAACACGCTGAGATTAAAAAAGATGTTGTTGAAGATCTAGAGAAAATGAACAACCGAGTATCCGCTCTTGAGCAGTGGAAGTGGTATGTCATTGGTGGTGCTGCAACATTTGGTTTTGTTCTTGGTCACATCAACGAAATTGCAAAATATCTAAAATAAAATTTGCTTTGTAATGATAAGTGGGGTATAATTGTACTCTACTAGTGGAGATTTGTAATGTTATACATTGATGCAAAGTATGCCCAAATACTGGGTAGTCGCTTGCGAAATTTCAAACAAAAGAAAGACTATCTCTGGAACTATTCATGTCCAGTCTGTGGGGATAGCACATCTAATAAATTGAAGGCACGAGGTTACATCTATCGTGCAAAGGCAGATCTATTTGTAAAGTGTCACAACTGTGGTTATGGTACTAACATTGGTAATCTAATTAAGTATGTTGATACGAAGTTGTATGATGAGTATGTGCTTGAACGATATAAGTCTGGTGCAACACGATACAATGACCACAAAGATATCTCTGAAACACAAGTAGTTATTGAGACAATACCAGAAGATCTACTTGAAGATGATATTCTCTCATCTCTCTCAAGACTAGATAAACTACCACTGACACATCCTGCTGTTCAGTATGTAGTTAAAAGAAAGATTCCAAAGGAAAAATGGAGTCTCCTGTACTTTGCTCCAAAGTTTAAAGCATACACTAACTCAGTGATCGCTAAATTCCAAGAGCCAATACAAGACGAACACCCAAGGATGATTATTCCATTCTTTACTAATGCTGGTAAGTGTTTTGCTTATCAGGCTAGAGCGTATGGAAATGAAGAGCCTAAGTATTATACCATCAAGGTGGACGAAACTCAGGAAAAAATTTATGGACTTGAAAGGATTGATTGTGCTAAACGAATTATTGTTGTTGAAGGACCAATTGACTCGCTATTTTTACCGAATGCAGTGGCTGTTTCAGGAGCAAGTTTTGATACCCCTACTATTAGGAGTATTCTTGCTAATGCAACGATTGTAATGGACAATGAACCAAGAAATAAAGACATTGTCAAACAGTTAGAGAAGTATATCAATTTAGGTTATTCTGTCTGTATGTTTCCAGAACACATAGAACAGAAAGATGTGAATGAAATGATTTTACATGGCGGAATGACTGCCGATGAGATTACAGAAGTCATAAATACAAACACCTACTCTGGTATGGAAGCAAAATTGAAATTTAGTACATGGAAAAAACTATGAATGTCAGAATGGTAAGTTATAGTAAACCTTCAGATGAAATGTTTGAAGAAGGTTTAGTAGATGTGCAGGAGTTAGTTGCCTTTTGCGCAAGAGTTAGTAATCCCAGTAACCAGTTCAACACAGATACATCAGAGAAGTTAATTAAGTATTTAATTAAACATCAGCATTGGTCACCATTAGAAATGGTCAGTGCTTGTTTAGAAATTGAAACTACTCGTGACATAGCAAGACAAATCTTGCGACATCGTTCTTTTTCGTTCCAAGAATTTAGCCAGCGATATGCTGATCCAACAAAAGACTTATCTTTCGTTCTTAGAGAAGCCCGACTTCAAGATACGAAGAATCGTCAAAATAGCGTTGAGAATACAAATCTAGCATTGGCAACATGGTGGGAAGAAAGACAGAAGCGAGTGATTAGAGAAGCCGAAGAAGCATATGCATGGGCAATCGAAAATGGGATTGCCAAAGAACAAGCAAGAGCAGTACTGCCAGAAGGACTGACTGTTTCTCGTTTATACATGAATGGTACTATACGATCGTGGATCCACTTCATTGAATTACGATCGGCAAATGGCACACAGAAGGAACACCAAGAAGTCGCACGACAATGCGCAAAGGTAATTGCTGAGGTATTTCCTCTGGCGAACGAATTAGTAAAACTATAATAAATTTTGGGGCTATATATGGAACTTGTGCATGGCATAACGGTAGATTACACTCGTGATAATCTGTTTGATGAGTTAGGAATGATTCGATTAAAAGAATCTTATATGAAAGATGATGAGGTAAGTCCTCAAGAAAGATTTGCTTTTGTTTCAAATAAATTTGGGAGTAATCCAGAACATGCGCAAAGGTTATATGAGTACAGCAGTAAGCATTGGCTCTCTTATTCTACTCCCATTTTATCTTTTGGTCGTAGTAAGCGTGGTCTTCCTATATCATGTTTCCTTAACTATATTGAAGATACTGCGGAGGGTTTAGTTGATAATCTTAGTGAAACTAATTGGCTTTCTATGCTTGGTGGCGGTGTTGGGATTGGTTTTGGTATTCGTTCGGCAGATGACAAATCTACTGGTGTTATGCCTCACCTCAAAATGTACGATGCGTCAAGTCTGGCATATCGGCAAGGTCGCACTCGTCGTGGCAGTTATGCTGCTTATCTCGATATCAGCCATCCAGATATTATTAATTTCTTAGAGATGCGCAAGCCGACAGGCGACCAGAATATGCGTACTCTGAACATGCATCACGGGATTAACATTCCAGATGCGTTTATGGAAATCATTGAACAGTGTATGATTGATCCAGAGTTTGATGACTCTTGGAAATTAGTCGATCCTGCTTCCAATGAAATTCGTGAGACTGTATCAGCCAAAGAATTATGGCAACGAATCCTTGAGATGCGTATGATGACTGGTGAACCATACCTACATTTTATTGATGAATCAAATCGTAAAATGCCACAATGGTTAAAAGATCTTGGTTTAGAGATTCACCAATCAAATCTATGCTCAGAGATTATTCTGCCAACAAATGAGAAACGAACAGCAGTATGTTGTTTATCATCTTTGAATTTGGAGTATTATGATGACTGGAAAGACGAGCCACAATTCCTTCGTGATGTTGCGGAAATGCTTGACAATGTTCTTCAGTATTTTATTGATCATGCTCCTTCCACAATTAAGCGTGCAAAGTACTCAGCAACTCGTGAAAGAAGTATCGGTGTTGGTGCGTTAGGTTGGCATGCATATCTACAGAAGAATAATCTTCCATGGGAATCATCACTGGCAGTTGGTAAAAACAAAAGTATCTTTAAAAATATAAGAGAGAAACTAGATGTCGCTAACAAAGAACTTGGAATGGAGAGAGGTGAGGCTCCTGATGCTCAAGGCACTGGCAATCGGTTCAGCCATCTCATGGCAATTGCTCCCAATGCTAGTTCTTCCATTCTTATGGGCAATACCTCTCCTAGTATTGAACCTTATAGGGCTAACGCTTATCGTCAAGACACTTTATCGGGTTCTCACTTAAATAAAAATAAGTATCTTGATAAGGTCGTTACTGATTATGTTATTTCAAATCCCAAGGCAGATGTCCAAGAAATATGGAGTTCGATTATTGCGAATGATGGTAGTGTTCAGCACTTGGATTGGCTGGGAGAATGGGAGAAAGATGTTTTCAAGACTTCTATGGAAATCGACCAGCGTTGGGTCATTCAACACGCTTCCGACAGGCAACAACATATCGATCAAGCACAATCGTTAAATGTATTCTTTAGACCAGATAGTCACATCAAGTATATTCATGCCGTGCATTTTCAAGCATGGAAGTCTGGATTAAAGACTATGTACTACTGCCGTAGTGATAAGATTGCCAAAGCAGACAAGGTATCAAAGCGAATTGAACGAGACATTATCAAAGAAATTGACTTAACTGCATTAACTACCGAGGATGGCGCATGCATGGCTTGCGAAGGATAATATGATAACTAAAACAAAATCAAGACTAACAGATCAAAGAACATACTTCAAGCCATTCAACTACCCATGGGCATATGATGCTTGGTTGAAACATGAACAAGCACATTGGTTACATTCAGAAGTTCCAATGGCAGAAGATGTTAAAGATTGGAAAAAGAAACTAACAAATGAAGAAAAACAATTCCTCACAAACATCTTCCGATTCTTCACTCAAGGAGACATTGATGTTGCTGGTGGCTATGTTAATAATTATTTACCTTATTTCCCTCAGCCTGAAATAAGAATGATGTTGATGGGTTTTGCAGCAAGAGAAGCATTACACATTGCTGCGTATTCACACTTGATTGAAACATTGGGGTTGCCTGAGACCACATACAATCAGTTTCTAGAATATCAGGAGATGAAAGATAAACATGATTATGTTCTCGACATTTCTAGTAGAAATGGGACAATTGCTAGCACTGCTGAGCATATCGCTGTATTCTCTGCTTTTACTGAGGGTATGCAGTTATTCAGTTCTTTTATTATGCTTCTTAATTTTCCTCGTCATGGTCTTATGAAAGGTATGGGTCAAATTGTTACTTGGTCTATTGCCGATGAAACAATCCACGCTGAGTCGATGATTAAGTTGTTCCGTGAGTATATCAAAGAGAATCCTGAGATCTGGAATGATGAACTAAAGAGCAAGATATATACAATCGCTGAGAGAATGGTAGAGTTAGAAGATAAGTTTATTGATCTCTGCTACCATGCTGGTGATATGCGTGAACTATCTGCATCGGATGTTAAACAATATATTCGTTACATTGCAGATCGTCGTCTAATCTCTCTTGGTATGAAGGGTATCTTTAAAGTTAAAAAGAATCCACTGCCATGGGTTGAGGAAATGATCAATGCACCAGTACACGGAAACTTCTTTGAGAATCGTGTAACCGACTATGCAAAGGGTGCACTGTCTGGCACATGGGGTGATGTATGGGGTAAAGCAGCATGATGCATATTAAGTATTTCCAAAGTGAACCAAAAATATCTCCATTTGCTCCAGAATGGTATTATGAATTTGGTGAAGATAAAATTGATGATGTGGACTTTAAGGAACTTTCTAAATTTCTATTAGAAAAAGAAAAAGAATTACTATCTAAACCTTTACCTTACGATTTTAATATTGTTGATGCATACACTGGTTTAGGAGAAAATAGTGTAACTTCTAGATGGGGATCATATAATCTATTGGCATTTGATCATCCAGAAATCAAAAAATTAAGAAATAATATTTTTGTAAAATATATTTCTTTTATGGATGCTGTTGGTGTAGAACGAGATACTGTTTTTATTCAATGCTGGTTTAATGTTCTTCGCAAGGGACAAGATATTAAAGCACATATACACTCAATTAACCCATATTGTTATCTTGGTGGTCATATAACTGTACAGTGTGATAATACATCTACAGTTTACATTAATCCAATAAATCAAATAAATGAACCTCAGATTTATGAAAGCCCTAATGAAGTTGGTAGAATAACATTTTTTCAACAAAATATACCCCATTATACAACTATTCATAATGGTGATGCAGAAAGAATTAGCATTGCGTTTGATATAGTTATGAAAGATGGTATCGATTTCACTAAACCTGCTAGTCAAAACTTGATTTTACTAGACGAAATAACTGAGGGTAATTTCTAAAATGACAACTAAGATTTTTGAATGTAATGAATGTCAGGCGAGAGGTAAGATTATACTCAAGTCAGAAGAACGAATAGAAGATATCGTTTACTGCCCTGTGTGCTCTGCTGATATTTACGAAGAAGACGATTACGAAGAGGAAGAATAAATAGTAGTTTATACTACTGATTATTCTAATGTGGCTTTATAATAACGAACTTATTGAAGAATTACCTGAAGACTGCGTTGGATTTGTTTATTTAATTACGAACAAGTCCAGCAGTCGTATGTATGTGGGTAAGAAGTTATCCAAGTTTTCCAAAACTACATACAAAATGGTGAAGCAGAAAAACGGAATCAAGAAACGAAAGAAGATTCGCAGTAAAATAGACTCTGATTGGATGGAGTACTATGGTTCAAGTATAGAACTAAATAAAGATGTAGAGTCTCTCGGCAAAGATAACTTTGTTCGTGAGATTCTTTTCTTTTGTAAATCCAAAGCTGAATGTTCTTACATAGAAGCACGAGAACAGTTTGCACGAAAGGTGTTGGAGACAGATGACTACTATAATGGACAGATTTCTGTCCGAGTCCATGGCTCTCATATTAAAAACAAACTATGACATATTTACTTTTTACAGTTGCACTATCGTTGTCGGCTCTTGCTGCATATTACGCAGTGATGGGTCTCATCGCAATCTTTGCTGCAGCTGTAGTACCGATTGCTCTTATGGGTTCGTTGCTTGAAGCATCGAAACTCGTAGTTGCATCATGGCTTTATCGAAACTGGAAAGAAATTCCAGCATTGATGAAGTCATACTTTGTGGGTGCTTTAATAGTGTTAATGTTATTAACATCTATGGGCATTTTCGGATTCTTATCAAAGGCACATTTAGACCAAGCAATTCCTACTGGAGATGTTCAGTCTAAATTAGCATTGATTGATGAGAAAATTAAAACAGAAAAGGAAAATATCAATGCAAATCGTAAAGAACTTACTCAACTCGATGCTCAAGTTGATCAAACCATCGCAAGAACCGATGACGCAAAAGGAACAGAGCGAGCCATTACCGTCCGTAGAGCCCAGCAAAAAGATCGCAACAGAATCCTCAACGAAATCGGTAGTGCGCAAACCAAGATCGCCAAGTACAACGAAGAGCGTGCCCCAATCGCCAGCGAAGTCCGTAAAGTCGAAGCAGAAGTAGGACCAATTAAGTATATTGCTGCATTGATATATGGTGACGAAAGTGCGAATGATGTTACTATGCTTGAGAAAGCAGTTCGCATCGTCACCATACTCATCGTTATTGTATTTGATCCATTGGCAGTTCTTTTGTTAATTGCAGCAAACTGGAATCTTAAACATACTGGTACTAGAAAATGGAATGATTTCTTTGAGAAACCACCTGTTGAAGACTTCCCAGAAAAGACTAAAGAAGTAGAAATCCAAACTAATGCTTCTGTATTCGATGGTATAAAAGTTCAACTAACAAAAGAACCAGAAGAACAAGAAACCACTATTGTTCCAGAAGAAATCAAAAAAGAAGTAAATGAGTTATTAGAGTCTGAACTTCCAGAAATACAAGTAGATGAACCAACTAAAGATTGGGAACCAGAGTTATACAATCGTAAACAGCTTGGTCGTCATATGGAAGAAACAGGACAAAAACCACCGAAAGCACAATCGTTCTTAAATAAAGTCCAGAGTGTGTTTTCATCCCCTAGTGTAAAAACTATCGAAAAAGAAGTTGACGAGTTACAAATAAAGAATGACATAAATCCTAAATAGAGTTATAAAGTCCTCAAAAACTATAACAATATGGATTTAACATGGAATTCTTCAAAATCGTTGCGGAACTTGGTTTCCCAATTGCAGCTGCACTAGCTGCAGGTTACTTCGTATTCCTAACACTTAAATTCATCTTAGCTGGAGTTACAGGTTCTGTAAACTCTATTAAAGGTATCATCATGGCTCTTGATAAAAGAGTTGCAGCAATGAATCATGATGTTATTCGAATCGATACGAAAGTATCTCATGCACTGGGTATTCCCCCAGATTTAGACAGGATTGCTCGAGCAGAGCAAAGTGACGCACGGAGAGATTAACATGTTATATTGTGGTTATAATTTTGACTTAGAAAACAATACTATTATACTTGATGCTGATATGAGATTAGAGGGGTATGAACTTCCAGCTGTTGGTGGAAGACTACCAGAAAAATGGAAAGATGGGGATTTATGGATGGTGAAAGTTGCTGATGATGGCAGAGTCATTCTACATAGAAAGCCAGAGTAATCATGGATGTTGTTGAGTTAGTCAATAAGTATGGATTCCCAATAGTAGCAGCAGGTGGGTTGGGGTATTTTGTATATTATGTTTGGAAGTGGGTAACAGAAGAAATTAAACCAGTTACAGGTGAGGCTAGTAAAGTTCTGATTGATCTAATCGATCGCATTAGGATGTTGGATAACGATCTTATCCGTTTGAATCAGAAAGTGAATGTTATTTTGTCTTTGCGAGAACAAGGTAAAACCACAGAAGATGGCGGAAAAACAGATGTTAAAGCATCACTTAAAAAACCTAGTAGTAATAGCGAGTCTAGTAATAACGAATAGTTATGCAACACCATTACCAGACTTTGCATTCAAATCTCCATCCTTTAATGGCAATGGATACTCATCGCATGTTCTCACAATAGAGAACCAAGAGTTCACTCGCAGACAACAAATAGCAAAAGACATTCAAGCAGCATTAGATAAAGCAAAATCTGATACTGCAAATACGAATATTGCTAAGTTTATGAACAACTTAGAATCTCGTATCTACGCACAGATCTCCCAAAACTTGGCAACCGCAATGTTTGCCGACGGAGGTTCGAACAGCGGATCATTAAACTTTGAAGGTAACACAATCTTTTGGACTAAGGATAGTTCGAATGTATATCTCACTGTAACTGATACAGTTGGAAATCAAACTACAGTAACTGTACCACTAGGACAGTTTGTATTTCAATGAGAAATGTAGTTTTATCCGTTCTAATCCTATTGCTGTCAGGGTGCGCAGTAATACAGAAAGCTGGACTTGAACACAAACCAGAGGTAGCACCCAACAAACTCGAGAAAGAGTTTGATGCTATTCCATCACCAGATGGTAAAAAAGTAACAGTTGCTGTTTATAGTTTTACTGATAAAACTGGACAAAAGAAACCAACTCCAGGAATAGCTTCTTTTTCATCAGCAGTTACGCAAGGTGGTGAAGTGTTTTTAATTCGTGCTTTGCAAGATGTTGGAAGAGCACAATGGTTCGATGTAGTTGAACGAGTGAATGTGGATAATCTGACAAAGGAAAGAACTATCATTCGTCAGATGCGTGAAGCATATGAAGGTAAAGAAGCAAAACCACTAATGCCACTTCAATTTGCTGGATTGATTATGGAAGGTGGTATTATTGGTTATGACTCTGGTTCTGAATCAGGTGGTGCAGCACATAGGTTTCTGGGTATCGGAACTCAAACACAATATTCAAAGGATACGGTAACAGTATCTTTAAGAGCAGTATCTGTCAATACAGGTAAAGTATTGGTGGCAGTCACAGTGACTAAAGTTGTATATTCAACAGCCGATTCTGTGGCTGTATTAAAGTTTTTAAATAATGGCACTCAGGGATTCGAAGCTGAGGCAGGTTTGACTATTAATGAACCAGGAACACTGGCAGTGAAGGCAACTATTGAAGCAGCAGTTGTTGAGTTAATAAAAGAAGGTGAAAGAAGAGGTGTATGGGATTACAAGAAACCAGTAGTCACTGCTCCTGTTGTTATACCTGAAGTCATCATACCTGAAAAGAAAGTTGAAGAAAAGAAACCAGAGGTAGTTATTATACCTGAAAAGAAAGAAGAACCTAAGGTTGAAGAAAAGAAGCCAGAGGTAAAACCTTCAGTTATGATTTTGATAAAAGATGTTTATGTTACAAATATACCAGATGGACCAGTAAAAATGTGGTTCTTTGGTAAAAATAAAGAAGTGGTAATTAGTAGCCCAGTTGACAGTAGTAGTGAGTGGGTAGAAGTTAAAGATAAAAACGGGAGAAAAGGATATACCAAAAGAGAAAACCTAAAGGAGAAGAATTAGGGTTTTAACCTAATTCATAAAAAGATGTCAAGAAGAATCAAAGGAAACGGCAGTATTCCGAGAAAACTTACTGCAATTCTAACATTGGCTGCGATGTCAATGTCGGGATATGCTGCGGATAACAGCATATATGTCGATCAGGCTGGTGATAACAGCACGATTACAATAACCCAAGATGGTGCTGGAAATACGGTAAGAGGTTTACCTGGAGTTGGCACTAGTAGTATAACCCCAGCAAAAATTTGGGGTAATAACAATACCGTAGTTGTTGATCAGATTGGTAGTAGTAACATGTTGAGATTTGGTATTGATACTACAACAGGTGGAACAGGGACACCTAACATTCGTTATAGCGTAACAGGTAATAATGCAGATGCAACAATTAAAAGCATGAATCCTGGACTGGCAAATGATAGTCCAATAATTGATGTTCAACAACTAGGAAATTTCTCTCTGTTGAATATTGATCAAACTGGTACTGGTCCAAATAATAGCATCACTGCAATACAAAGCGGTGGTAACAATAATAGTTTATCTGTTAATCAGAGCAGCGATACTACATCTACAGTTAGTGTTAATCAAACTGGTGGTGGTGGTAATACAACTGCGATTAATCAAAGTCAAGGTAAGAACGATGTTAGTTTAACTACACTTGGTGCAACTAATACAACAACGATTAATCAAACTGGTGATAACCAAGCAGTCATTAATATTACTGGATCTGGAAACAACACTGCGCTAACACAGAGTAATCTATCTGGTGGTAATAATATATTCAACTACGCTGGTGTAGGTTCAGGTAATAATGTAACAGTTATACAGAACAAGTAAAATGAAATACCTTATATTATGTTTTGTGCTTTTACCTACCATTGGATTTTCAGCAGTGGGTAAGATTACTGAGCAGGTAAACGCAGTCCCTTCAATCCAGAGAAATAAAGAAACTATTTCTGGTGCGAAGGGAACTGGTGTTGAAATGAATGATGCAATTAAAACCACTCGTGGTAAAGTTGGCATTACATTTGCAGATGATACTAAAGTAGAAATAAATGAAAACTCTAGACTGGTCATTGACGACTTTGTCTATGATCCAAAAGCAAAGACAGGTAAACTAGCAATGAAAGTTGCTCTGGGTACTGTTCGTTACGCATCTGGGCAAATCGCCCACAACAACAATCAAAATGTAAACATCAATACACCTACTGCCACTGTTGCAGTTCGTGGTACTGACTTTACTGCCACTGTAGATGAGGTTGGTGCTTCAACGATTATTCTTCTTCCAACATGTCCAGGAAATAAAATACCAGTTGATGTATTAAAAGATTGTTACACTGGAATTATTGATGTCATTACTGATGGTGGTATGGTAACTCTAACTAGACCATTCGAAGCGACTAAAGTATATGATCGTTCACTTGCTCCAATGAAACCAGTGGTACTTAATTTATTGAATTTTGATATGCTGAACAATATGCTTATTGTTTCACCCCCAAAAGAAATTAAAAAAGAAGAAGACAGAACTAGAGTTTCTCAGGCTGGAGCATTGAGTGTTGACTTTTTAAGAGAGAACTCATTAGCCAATGCTTTAGATGCACAACAGAAAGAAGTTTTTCAAGATAAACTATCAAGAAATTTACTTGATCAAAACTTTTTAGCAAATGTGTTGGATATTATTAATGCGCAAATGGCTGCACAATTAGATTTACTTAACAATAGTAAATCAGGATTGCTTCCAGATTATGTTGCCACCAGCGGAGTTGTTGCTGAGGTTGACGATGTATCTGTAACTCTTTTTAGAAATGATGGTTCCAACACACAAAGTGTAACTGTTCCTAAGAACCAGAACAGTACAATAAAACAACTACAAGGTTCAGTTGAAATTACGAACAGAGTTAACAGTGGTGGTTCTACTGTAATTATTTTAAGGCAGAACTAATGAAAATATTTTTAATAACATTTTTTATTAGTGTAAATGCGCTTGCTGCTGATTCATTGGTAAACATTACTCAAGTTGGTTCTAATAATGTAATCAATATTGAACAATACAATGCTGCACATAATGCATCTATAAATCTTGGATTATCATCTGCAGTTGACAATACAAACATAAGTATAGTCCAAAGAGATACTGGTGTAAAAACTGCCACAGTAGAAATTCGATCTGGAATAAACAATGGAGTTAATATTTTACAACAAGGTGCTGGTACTCATAATTCCAGTATTCAGAATTTAAGTGGTTCTGGTAATAATATAAACATTGATCAAAATGGAGCAGGTAATCATGAGTTTAATATTGTCACTGGTACTGGTACAATAAACAGTGGTAATACTATCAATGCAACACAGGCTGGTGGTGCTGGCGCAGATAAATCGTTCCAAGTTAATTTAAATGGAGCCACTGGTGCAGCAGTAACTGTGCAACAAACAAACCCCACTCAAGCCAATCAAGGTTCTATGAATATACAATGTTCTGCAGGTTGTGGAGCGTGGTCATACATTAGAAACTAAATAGTAAGAAAATGAACAGACTAATGAAAAAATTACTATCACCATGGATGGCACTAGTAACCCTAGTGCTTTTGGTCATTATTAGAATGGCAGATCCATCTTTTGTCGAGTCAGTTCGTCTTCGTTATTTTGATCAACTAATAACAAGTAAAGGTGCAACTACCTCTGAACAAGTGGCAGTTGTAAACATAGACGATGCCTATATTCGACAAAAAGGACAGTTCCCATTCCCTCGTGGGCAGTATGCCCAACTGGTTGCTGATTTGTATTCTCATGGTGCTGGGTTGGTTGTCCTTAACATCTATATGCCTGAGTCTGATCGTTTTGGTCAAGATGCTCAGTTAGAAAAATTAATGAAACAAGCACCTGTGATTTTACCACAGACTGCTACTAATGACAATATTAAAAATAAGTATCCACCATTTACTCCAGGTGTTTCTGTAATTGGTGGATCTGCTGAAACTACAGGAATCAGATACAATGCTATTGAACCCAACATCAAACTTTTTAATGACTCTGCTGCTGGCATTGGTGTTGTTAATACTCTCCCCGAAATCGATGGCGTCACCAGAAGAGTACCAATGGTCGTCAATGCAGGTGGACAATTGTTCCCTAGCATTAGTTTGGAAACGCTGCGTGTTATCTCAGGAGACCCAAGTTTCCAAGTCAAAGTCACCGATGGAGGAATCGAAGCTGTTCGCATCCCTAAATTCGGAAAAATTACTACAGACGAGATCGGTAGAATTTGGATTGACTCCAACAAACAACCTGCTGTATACTCAGCCAGCAACTTACCAAAAGACTTTGGCGGTAGAATCGTTATTGTCGGGCTTACAGCTAAAGGTCTTACAAACCCTGTCGCCACTGCCAGTGGATCCAGCTATCCACATTATGTTCAAGCAGCAGTTTTAGATACAGTAACAAGTGGTTCCGTAATCAGCAGACCAGAATGGTCATTGCTGGCTGAGTTGGTATTTATGATAGTGACAGTTATTCTCTCAATCTATCTTACAAGGTTCACACATGGATACATCTTTGCGATCGCTCTATCAGCACTCGCTTATTTTGGTGGCTTCCAATTATTTACTGGATACGGCTATCTACTTGATGCTGTGTTCCCGATTCTTACCATTATCCTCTGCAGCTTCCATGGATACATTGTCAAATTCCTTGTCGAGTTGCGTGCGAAACTGCAAATCAAAAAACAGTTTGGTGGATATGTATCTCCAGTTATTGTCAATCAATTGGCAGAAGATCCAGAAGGTGCAGCAGAACGACTAAAGGGTGAGAAACGAGATCTGTCTATCGTTATGACAGACTTGCGTGGTTTTACTACACTGGGTGAATCCTTCGGTGCTGATGTACAAGGATTGACTGCTGTTATGAATCGCTACATGGATGCATTGTCTAAGCCAGTGCTAAAGAATGGTGGTTGTATTATTAAGTTTATTGGTGATGCCTCACTACATGTGCACAATGCACCAGTTGATGACGAAGACCATCCAGTTACTGCAGTACGAACTGCTCTTGAAATGATTCAAGCAATTGAAGAGTTCAATAAGGTTCTTCAAGCGGAAGGTCGTCCACCTGTTGGTATGGGTGCTGGTGTAAACACTGGTCCAACTCTGATTGGTAACATTGGTGCCAACGATCGTTATGGTTATGATGTGTTGGGTGATTCAGTTTCAACTGCAGCAAGACTTGAAGGACAAACAAAAGGTTATGGAGTTCTACTGGTTATTGGTCCAGATACAGCAGAACGAGTAAAACATGTTTATAATGTGACTCAACTTGATTGTATCGCAGTAAAGGGTAAGACAATTGGTCTGCACATTTACGCAATAGCAAAATCAAATCAAATGCATGAGGAATTTCTTTCAGATTATTATAAGGGAGATTGGGCAAATGCTAAGAAACATTGCAAAACTCTTATCACAGAAGATAGTGAACTGAAGCATTATTATGAATTGATGTTGGAACGATTAAACAAAGGTAAGCCATCCGATTGGGATGGAGTTTATCATGCAACAAGCAAGTAAACTAAATAATAGTTACAAAAAGGATTAAAATGAACGATAAACATTTAATGTGGGGACTGGCTATTCTTTTGGTGATACCTATTGGTTTCTCAATAGTTAGTAAAGAAAGTTTCCGTTATCCATGCCAAAATCCAGCGAACTGGGATAAGGATATCTGTAAAATGCCATTGTGCGATGTTACAAGAACTTGCCCAGAACATATTTTTAAAGGACAGAGAGACCCTCGTCTTGGACCACCAAAAGATGGAGAAGGTAAAACATCTCCACCATCAATGTCAACACCACTACCAGCAGGAGCATGCAAATGAGTGAACCAGTTATGTATTCAGAAGAGCAGTTAATGGCTCGTTTAAAATTCTTCATCGGTATTTGTTTATCATTTACTCTTGTTGGAATTGTTTTCGTAGTTCTTTATTCTATTATCTTTGTCACTCAACCATTGAACGCTATCAGTCCTATTGATCAGAAGTTCTTTGAGTTGATCATTCCTATCGCTACATTCCTGACTGGTACTCTATCTGGTATCATGTTGGCAGGTGGTGATAAAGATGCACAGAAACTAGCACTACAAGCTGCAAATAAAGGTTGGGACAAACCACCAACTCCACCTGCGCAAACTTATAGCCAGACAACCACAACAACCATGGGTGGAATGCCAAGACCTGGAATGCCGATGGGTATGGGAATGGGCATGGCTCCAGCAGTATCACCACTAGCAAATGCAACTACAATGCCAGTGTATGAATCTGGTGATCCAACATTCAGAAATAGCAGAAACGACTAATTATGAACTGGTTAAATAGTATGTTATCCGATGGTGTCAATAGAACTGTTAGCAGCAAACGAGTCATAACACTATTGGCATTTATATTGTGTGCTTATGGGTTCGTTGCTGACATCCATGGTTACAAAGTCACTCCAGCTTTATTCGATTCAATGATTTATCTTGTAATCGCAGGACTAGGTTTCACAGCATCGGAAAAGTTTGCTAAAAAGGAATAGTTATGTATCAATATAAATGTAAGATTATTAAAGTTCTTGATGGTGATACAGTTGACATCGATTTAGACTTGGGTTTCAAAATCATTCTTGCCAATCAAAGAGTGCGTATGGCTGGAGTTGATACTCCAGAATCAAGAACTACTATTGCAGAAGAAAAGATTCGTGGTTTACTCTCTAAAAAGAAATTAGCAGAGAAATTGCCTATTGGTTCTTGGCAAATTATTGAAACGCAAAAACCTGACAGCAACGATGATAAGTTTGGTAGAATCCTTGGTGTCTTTGTTCTTGAAGATGGGACTCGTGTCAATGATTGGTTAATTCAAAATAACTACGCAGTGCCATACAAAGGTGAAAATAAAGACTTGACACAAGCAGAACATCAGGCTAACAAAAAGATTCTAATCGAGCGTGGTGAGTTGAAAGTTTAATGAAGTATAAAACGATATTCATAAGTGATGTTCACTTAGGTACTCGTGATTGCCAAGCAAACAAATTAAATAACTTTTTAAAACATAACTCCTGCGAGACTTTATATCTCGTGGGAGATATAATTGATGCTTGGAAAATTCAACAGAATAAGTGGCGGTGGAAACAGAGTCACACTAATGTTGTCCGCAGAATCCTTGGTCATGCTAAGCGTGGAACAAAAGTTGTTTATGTTGCAGGTAATCATGATGAATTCTTAAGACCGATGATCCCCTACGGATTCTCTTTCGGTCTAATTGAAATACAAAATCAAACAGAGCATGTCGGTGTAGATGGTAAACGATACTTAGTCACACATGGAGATTTATTCGATGGCATCACACGACTTGCTCCATGGCTTGCATTTCTTGGAGATAAACTATACGATTTAGTTCTTGATTGGAATAGTAAATTCAATTGGGTTCGTCATAAACTTGGATTTGGTTATTGGAGTTTAAGCCAGTTCTTAAAACATAGAGTTAAGAAAGCTGCTGACTTTATGTTTAAGTTTGAAGAGAATCTAGCCAACTACTGTAAAAAGCGTGGCTTTGATGGTGTCATTTGCGGACATATACATCATGCAGAGATAAAAGAAATTAATGGTGTAATGTATATGAATGATGGTGACTGGGTTGAATCATGTACTGCTCTTGTTGAGCATCATGATGGACGCTGGGAAATAGTAATATGGACTAAGGAGAACGACAATGAAAGTGAAAAAGATAGTAATGAAGATGTATCTAGCAATTTTGAATCATAATCAAGTTAAAGAAAAGAAGTTGTGGTTCAAAGCATTGAAGAAATCATTAAAACATAAGCGCACTCAAATAGTTCGATAATGTGGTTGCTAATAATTCTAGCAGTAAATATCAATGACCCAAAAGATATTCCTGGAAAAGCAGTCGTAGAATTTGCAACACAAATCGAATGCGAGCGTGCACAATCAACTATGACTAGTTGGTTGAAATTTGAATCTTTTAAAATAACATCACAATGTCAAAAAAAATCTTAATCGTAACAGATAACCTACCAGATCAAATCAATGGAGTCGTTACTACTTACAAAAATATTGAAGCGTGTGCGGTTCGGGATAACCATACTGTTGTATATCTTGATCCCAGGAGGTTCCGCTATGTTGATTTTCCTGGCTACAACGAAGTCAAGATTGCCCTTGCGTGGAATGTGGGCAAGATACTTGAGGAGATCAATCCGACTCATATCCACATCGCCACAGAGGGTTGGCTTGGTTTGCGTGTTAGACAATATTGTGACGCAAATGGCATTAGGTACAATACTGCTTATCATACTAAGTTTCCAGAAGCCCTTGCTAAACTTTTTCACATTCCTGAATTTTTAACATGGATATTCGTTCGTTGGTTTCATAAACATAGTGGTAAAGTATTGACCACTACGGATACAATGGTCAAAGATTTACAATCACATGGATTCGGCAAAGAAGTTATTCCATGGACTCGTGGTGTTGATAGAGAAATATTCAATCCATCGTACAGACATGATAATATTAATGGGAAATACCTGCTCTGTGTTTCTCGTGTTAGCAAAGAAAAGAATCTAGAAAAGTTTTTTGAGTTGGAGTATAGTGGATACCAAAAGATTATGGTCGGTGATGGACCAATGCTTGAGATTTATAAGAAACAATATCCAGATGTTCATTTCACAGGATTCAAAACTGGTAAAGATTTAGCAAGATACTACGCTAATGCTGAAGTGTTTGTATTCCCCAGTCGTTGGGAAACATTTGGAATTGTGATGATCGAATCAATGGCTTGTGGTACTCCAGTTGCTGCATTCCCATGCGATGGACCACTAGATGTCATTGATCAAGCCGAGACTGGATTCATGAATGAAAATTTACAAGACGCTGTTCATGGGTGTATGCAATTAAGCAGAGAAAGAGTTCTACAAGGAAGCCAACGATGGACTTGGGAAAATGCTTGGAAAATCTTCAAAAATAACCTAAGTTAGGAATAACCCCACGACTAGTAGGGTTATTACCCTCCCAAACCCCTGTAGATACAGGGGTTTTTTATTTGCAGAAAGTGCTTGTCTTTAATTGCAATCTGGGGTATAATAGTTGTATGAAAAATGAAAATACAATTAAAAAGTTAGGTGCTCTTAGTGGTTGGTTAGGAATGGTACTGATTCATGGTGCCACTCTCCCAACGACTCTTGGAGTGATTTTAGGTTATTCAGACAGGGTTCCACCAGTAAGCATGGTGATTCTTGTTTGGTCTGGTTTGATGTTGTTCTTGTTTAGAGCAATCGTGCAAAAAGATACGCTGTATATCGTATCAAATGCAGTCGGTTTCTTTTTCAACAGCATCTTGTTGGCTTTGATAGTTTTTAAATAAGGATTGATTATGAAATATCGTGTGATTGTAAATGGTGTATCTTTTTATACTACAGGTGCAGCCATTAAGCGTGGAGTTGGTGATTCTGTTAGTGTGAATGTAGTTGTTCGTCAGTTGTTTGAGAATATGTTTAATGCAATCGGTATTGCATCAACGATGACAGTGTATGACCACAAGATGAATCGTGTTTCTTATGATGTACAAATTTCAAAGGTATAAATTATGAGCAAAATGGGCGAAATAGCATTACAAATTGATGAGTTGGTTGAGCAGGGTATGTCTGCTAAATTCATCTCTGTTACACTTGGAGTTCCCTTTGAATGGGCACAAAATGCAATTTATGATCGTGAGTTGTTGGAACTTGAGAAGCAAAATGTTATGATGTCTTATGGAGATGAATAATGCGAAGAGGTGATTACAACGGCAAGTCTTACGAAACTGAACATGGTTCATTCTTTGATCGTGGTTCAGCTGATTCTTACTATGGTCGTCCTCGTGACCCACATCGTGGTGGAGTCGGTGGTAACTCTGGTCTAAGAGTCGAAGCAGATAGTGAAGCAGAATTTGAAGCATACCATGCTGGTTACGATTACAATGAGCAGTATGGTGATAAAAAGAGTTGGGATTAAAACCCCACAAGTCTTACTGGAGGAATATCCGTGGCAGACTTTAAACAGCCAAAACAGCAGTCTACATCTACAGGTCGTTGCGTCCTTTGACTGAGAGACTATAAAGAAAGAGTCATAAACTGATGCAGTCTATTTTTGCTGGTTACAGACTATAAAGAAAAACCAGCACTAATTTTGAAAAGGTGATTATGAATAAATTTGTAGTGAATAGAATGAAGACGGCACGACAGGAAGAAATAATGCTTATCTGTCAAGAGGAATGTGCTGAAGTTGCGCAAGCGATAAGTAAGGTGTTCCGATTCGGAGTTGATGGTGAGCACAATGGTGCAACCAATCGTGAACGACTCGAAGAAGAAATTGGTGACTTGCTTTGCATGATTGAGATGCTAACTGAAGAAGAAATTATTGATGCTTCAGTAGTTGCAAAGGCTGCACAAGCCAAGCGAGCAAAGTTAGCCAAGTGGTCAAACATTAAGGAAATGGTATGATTCAAATAGAACACCTAACTAAGTATCAAGTGGATCTGCTAGACCATATGTGGTCTTTGGACTCAATGGAAGAATATATGGAATGGTATCATCTGTTGGATGAGGAAGACCAGCAACTTGCAGATAGTTTGCAACAAATGATTATTCTTGCACAGATGGATAATCTGATGGGTAACTGCAATGATGCAAAAGAAGCATTAAAGAAATTTGCCTTGTAAGGAAAGATCGTGTATAATAGACAAATGAAACCTAGAGATCCAATAGCAAAGGATTTACGCACTCCAAAATACCGCATGCGAGTAGTTGAGAGTAAGGTTCAGTACATTCGTCAACCTAAGCACAGAAAGGCAACAGATGAACTATGAGTATGAATTAGTTCGGGAAGGTTTGCGCAGGGTAATTACTGTTAAGTCACATCCATGGGATTTAGTGGAGTTTTCAATCAAGCAAACTTCATATAAAGAAGATGGAAAGATTTTAACAGACCATGGGCATACTACATTTTATGATACCAAAGAATTCTTATCATTTTTTGGTCCAATGATTGAAGATTTGAAAAAGGAAATTGATAATGCAAACAGTGTTCAAAACGGATAAAGAGTTTGACGAATTTAAAACATGGACTCTAGGAATTCTACATGACAACAACATCAAAGATTTGTGTGTTACTTTTACCAAAAAAGATGGTACAGCTAGAGATATGCGATGTACTCTCTGTGAAGGACGAATTCCAGCAGACAAGCATCCAAAAAACGAAGGGTCAAGTACCAAGGATTCTGGTTCCGCAGTCCGAGTATTTGATACAGAAAAGCAAGAATGGAGATCCTTTCGATGGGACTCCGTAACTAAAGTGAGTTTTGATCTATGAAAATTTTATTCGTATTAATAGTAATATTGGTGTTGCTAGTTATATTTCCAATAGCAACAATTTGGTCTTTAAATACATTATTCCCTGCATTGGCAATTCCAGTCACACTTGAAACATGGATGGCTACAGTCATTCTTGGTGGTGTGGTTGGTGGAACTAATGGAGTATCATTTGGAGGTAAGAAATGAACTATGCATTAACACCAGAACAGAAAAAAGATTTACAAGGTGCTATTCAAGAGATTAGCAACTCAATGATTCGCACTGAGGCAGAACGAGATCTCATTCGTGAGATCGTTAAAGACCAGTCTGATACATTGCAAATTCCCAAGAAAGTTATTTCCAAGATTGCAAAGACATATCATAAACAGAATCTGGCACAGGAAGTTGCAGACCACGAGGACTTCGTGGAACTATACGAGAAAATTACTTCAAAATAGTGCTTGTCTTTAATTGCGAATTGTGGTATAATAGATATTATATTATGGAGGTTACAAACCTATGGCTGTGAATACTGCAAAGCGTCGTGCAAAGAATAATGCAATTCTATTGGCGCAAAAGAAGTTCGAACCAACAATCGACCAGATTGATTTTACAAAAAGTCTAAGTCGTGCGTTGGGTTACTACTCAGTGCACACTGGTGTAAAAGAACAGAAGGTGTTTGCGATTGAATTCTTTTCAAAGAAAGAACCAAAGATCGCCAAGCAACTCAAGAAACTCCCCGAATACCGATTTAGTACATTTGGTTCACTATGTCGTCTCATGACTAATGAGCAGACAGACTTGAAGCAATTGTCTGACTACAGTCCATTTTTTACTAACACACTGAAGAGTATGTTAGAAGATTCTCAGAAAGTTATTGAGAAGATTGAGGTTGCAAAAGAACCTACTAATGTAGTAAGTATTCAAGAACGAATGGAAGAGAAAGCACATGAACTTGCTTCAGAAATTGAAGGTGCATTGGATGACTTTATTCTCAATGGATGCAAGAGTACATTTTCAACAAAGAATTACCTTCTTTCTAATCAAGTGGCTGGACCCATTGCTAAACGCATTGGAGAATTATTTGTGGGTAGTGCCCAAGAGATTCGCGAAGCACTTGAAGGAGAAGATGAACAACTGGTAGAAGGTTACTCTCATCTCTCTAAACGAGAGCTAAAGAAGTTTGCTGAGTTCTTGGAAGGTATTATTACTGACTGCCAACAACAAGTGCAAACTGCCAAGGCGAATCGTGCCCCACGAAAGCGTAAAGCACAACCACCAAGTAAAGTGGTTGCCAAGATGAAGTACATGAAAGAATTTACTGACTTGAATCTTAAGTCAATCAAACCAGAGACGATTGTTGGATCGTCTGAAGTATGGGTATACAACACGAAGTATCGTAAGGTAACTGTTTACAAAGCAATCAATGATGTGCTCACAGTTAAGGGTACTACAATTATCGGATTCGATGTTAAAGAATCCAAAACACAGATGTTGCGCAAGCCAGATGTATTCTTTAAGGGATTAGTACTGGGTAAGCGACCATTGAATGGTGCAATGAAACCATTAACCACTACGGTAACTGTACCGAATGGTCGTGTCAATGAAGAATGTATTTTGCTGGGAGCATTTTAATATGATATTAGTTGATTATAGTCAGGTGGCACTTGCAGCCATCCTAACCTTCCAGCGTGAGTTGAAAGGTAGTGAAGCAGAGGTGAAGAATCTTATTCGTCATGTGACTCTGTCCACTCTCAAGTCATACAAGAAGAAGTATGGTAAAGATTACGGAGAGTTAGTCATCTGTTGCGATGGTCGTAAGTACTGGCGCAAGGAATACTTTGAGTTCTATAAAGGTATGCGTAAGAGCAATCGAGATAAATCAGATCTGGATTGGAAGTTGATCTTTGATACACTATCAGAGATGCGTGAAGATCTAGCCAAAGTATTTCCATATCGTGTATTGCATGTGGATCGTGCAGAAGCAGACGACATCATTGCAGTGATGGTAAAGTTTTCACAAGAGAATCTTCTAGTCCAAGAAGGATTGGTTGAAGAGCCACAGAAAGTATTGATTCTGTCTTCTGATAAAGACTTCAAGCAGTTGCAGTTGTTCAACAATGTGAAGCAGTGGTCTCCGATGCAGAAGAAATACATTACTGCAACTCAGAAAGAAATCATTGAGCACAAGATTGAGCATATCGTTAAGGGTGATACTGGTGATGGAGTACCAAACATCCTAAGCAAAGACGATGTATTCATGAAAGGTGAACGACAGAAACCAATGAGTGCCAAGCGACTACAAGAGTTCTTTGACAATGGATTCATTGCGTGTAAAACTGATGAAGAACGACGCAATTGGCAACGCAATAGTGTACTGGTTGACTTTGATCACATTCCGCCTGATGTTTCTGAAGACATTATTAAAGCATACATAAATACACAACCGAGTGGTGATAAGATGACTATCATGAATTATTTGATTGAGCATCGTTGCCGTTTACTATTAGACGAACTAGAGGATTTTTAATGAAACAATATGTGACCGAAATGCTTAAAGAGATCAATGACGATCCAAAGACACTTGAGAAGCACAAAAATGAATTTCTGCTAAAGGTATTGTTTGCTCATAACTTCTTGCCATCGCACAAGATGCTATTACCTGAAGGTGAGCCACCATTTAAACCTGCTGATCAACCAGTTGGAATGTGCGACACAAACCTATTTCTTGAAGCAAAGAAAATGTATGTGTTCATCCGTCAAGATTTGAAGCCAGTTAAACGAGAAGGATTGTTTATTGGTCTGTTGGAAGGTATCCATCCTACTGAAGCTGCAATTCTTATTGCAGTTAAAGATCAGAAGTTGCAGAAACTGTATCCAAAGATTACATGGAAACTCGTGGCAGATGCAGGTATTATTCCTGCGATTGCTCAATGGAAAGAAAAGACTGCAACAAAATAACGCTTGACATGCAAGATGATTTGTAGTATAATTATATTAACTGAACACAATATGAATGGAGTGAATTATGCCGAATTGGTGTTATAACAGTGCAACATTGCACCACGATAGTAAAGAAGTAATTGATGGTCTTGAGCAAGAACTCTTAAAGGAAGATGCTCAACCATTTAACTATTTGCGACCAAGTCCTACTGGTGAGTGGGACTATGGTTGGTCTTGTGAGAATTGGGGTTGTAAGTGGGATGTTTCCATGATGGATTGGGAACGAGATGGTGATAACACCATCCTCATGCACTTTGATTCCGCTTGGTCTCCTCCAATTGCTTTGTATGAACACTTAGAGACAGAAGGTTGGTCTGTTCGTGCACTGTATCATGAACCTGGAATGGGATTTGCAGGTCGTTTCGAAGATGGCTTTAACGAAGACTTTGAAATGGATTGGACAGATCGTGCTTCGATTGAAGAATTACCTGAGGACATTCTTGACTTTACCAATGCTATTGAAGAGTTAGAACGATACGAAGAGGAAGAGTTCGAACAAGAACTCAATGCCTTGGAACGAACAGACTGGTATGGTGTTGCAACTAATCCAGACAAAGTTGGTCGCTATGAAGTAACAACTACGCAGTACGAGCATCCACAGTATTGTAATTGGGATGGTACGACTTGGAGTCGCTGGGAAGGTGACGAAGTTGAAGTGGTTAAGTGGCGAGGTCTCATTGAAGAACATTGGGATGCAGCTGCAGCATTAGATAAAATCATCGAGGATTCAAAGGCATAATGTGAAGAAGTTTGCTATATTATGGTTGGTGCTTTGTGCCAATGCCTACGCAGATGTTTCGTTTGGAACTGGTGAAGCACCTGACTGTGAGTTAGCAAAAGCATTTGCAGTCAGTGATGCAATTGAACGATACGCTGAGAAAGAGTTTGAAGTAAAGAAGCAACAGATCTGCAGAGAAAGAAATGCAGAAGGTGTTGACTGCGAATATATTAAGAAGACTGAGGTTGAATCTGCTGGTACTCTGAAGAGAGTTATAACAGAAAAGATTAAACCGAAGAAAAGTAAATTTGTAGATACATGTGTTGTTGAAGTTAAGGTTGAGATTGAACCAAGCAGACAACTGGCAGGAGACATTGAGAATGCCAGTAACATTGCAGTCAATGGAGAACGATACAAGTTTGATGTTATTACTAAAGAGCCATTGTATGTATACTTGTTCAGTGTTTACGGAGACAAGATGCATCAAATGTATCCTTATGATGGAATTAAGAGCAATCTTATTGATGGGAAGTTAGTATTACCAAATGGTATCTGGTGGAACGCAGACATTATGTCTAATGATCCACAAAGCAAAGATACACTGATGGCAATATTTTCCAAAGTTAAGATTACTTTTAGAAGCAGTATGACGAGAGATGAGATTTATCGACAGATTTCGTCATTGCCTATCAATGCTAGGCGAGTAGTGTACCACAATTTTGTGATTAAACGGAGAATTTGAAATGAAATATATTATGATTTGTA